CATACATTGGGATCGTATAGATCGTATTTCCTCTCATAGAAATACCAGGAATCTTGGCTGCCTTAGAGGAAACAAAGAATCTGAATCTAGAGATAGAGCAATACTCTTCTGGTCTGATACCTTCTTGAGTTGGATAAGCAGATTTAAGCAATACACCTTGAACTTTCTGTAAATCAGAAGCTAAGTTTGTATTTGCAAGAGCGATAAATGCATCACGAACCCCACCTGTAGCAAACTTAAGAGTTGCTTCAAGGTTTGTTAGCATTGAACGAGCATCATTACCAAGTAAAATCGTTTCTATGTTGTTCACATCGTTTAACGAGATGTTACTAGGCTGATCGCCGTTTAAGCCCCCTGTAGCGTTTATATAAGATCATTTCTGTTACTTTAATGACCTAGTTTCCTAGGCGGGGAAACCTCTTCGGATCTCCCTCTCGACTTTCATATATATGTCGAGTTCAGACTATCGCATCCTCTTTCGAGGTCTTTTCACTTAGTCGTTCACGGTGGCTTCCGCCTTCCGCCTTGTTAACCTCCGCTTACGCAGCCAGGCACTCCAAGTCAATCAGAAAAGATTTAACGTCCGCACCACATTTTACGGACGAAGAGAATAGGTCTCTCATCAAAAGATCTTCTTTCTCACGTAGCCACTGTCCAAGTAAAGCAGTGAATTTCGTAAGAGTCTTGGAATTTTCCCACAAAACGACTTGTTCGTTCGTGACGATAGTCTTTGCATAGATTTCCATTGTCGCGTCAATATCTGAACGAACAGGTACTTCAGCAGCTGGATCTATTCCACTTCCATCTAATTGTCCACCATCTGTTGATAGGCGCTCAAAACGGGACATACGTGTAGTTTTACCGATATAGGATTCGGCATGATGTAGATCTACTCCAAAGGAGTGGATCAAATTGAACATAGGGGTACTTAACAAATCCTCGCTTGCCTGCACTGGTAGCTCGGGAGCCATATTGTTAATATTGGTTATCCCTGTAGAAAATGACATAAAAAAACCTCGTTATACAGTTGATAATATGTTCACTGCGAATGAACGTTTTCAGCTGTACTGACGAGGTACTTTGCAGTCTGAGAAGTGTGATTGACGAATTCTTTATGCGGTCATATTCAATCTATCAATTAAAATATTTACTTACAATCCTTTTAAGGATTTAGGTGTGTAAAACTGATATGAATAGATAATTTATCCTTTAAATCTAGGATTTCATTCGTAAGAACTCCCAAAGCTTTCGATAAATTGAATACATCTTTAAAATGTTCAGGAATAGAAGAATTAGGATAATTTTCTCTGTATCTTTCAATATCTCTTTCTAAATTCTTTTCTGCTAGCTTTGAATGTTTTAAGAAAGTTAGTCCTAAATTTTCTAGTGAATATTCGTTATCATTCATCTTTTTCCCTTTTCTTAAATTTTATTGAATGTTCATGACAAATATTATACAAACATCCGAGTTTGAATGCAGCTTCTATTTTATCGGATTCCGTTCCAGAAACCATGAGAATTCCTATTACCTTTAATTCTTCTCTTATAAAAGTAAATTCATATTCCAAATCCATTATCCTAATCCCTTCATAGTTTTTTGCATTCTTGCCCAATTTTCTGCTCTACGATTTTCAATATCTGTCATTGACAGTGATGACTTTTCACCAGGAGGTGTCATTTGAGATGACGAGATTGACTTAGGTTTGTTGCTGTTTACCTCCGCTCTAACTGCATCCTTCTTTGCATTCTGACTGTTAGGCATGAACTTCTTAACAGCATAGTAAATATCATGCCACTTGTCAAAACCTTCAGGCAATCTTTGCAATGGTCTTGAAAGTTCTGGGAAATGAAAGTCAAGATAGTCAAGATTCTCCTGTGAACAAACATGTTCAAAGTCTGGCAATTCTCTTGATAGTCTTGTTGGATATTCTCTTTGCTCTCTTTCTTGTCTTTGCTGTTCGTATTGCTTTTCTTTCTTGGCTAGAAGTTCATTGACTTTCTTCTCAATCTTTTGATCTTCTGTCTCTTCTGTTTCTCCACTAGTTCCATAATAGTTTTGATATGCCTGAGGACTTGGAGCCGATTTTGCAAAAGCACTTTCCATCGCAGCTTTAAGCGCAATAACCTCAGCTTCTTTTTCTGCTGCTCGCTTTTCAGCCGCTTCTCGCTCTGCTCTATCTTTCTTTCTGCCTTCTCTGAATGCTCTAAAGTCTGGATTTTCTTCGATAGGAGCTGTCTTCGTTGTATCTTCGGTCTGTTTATGCACCATATTTGTTTCAGGTTCTTTCTGCTGCAAATTTGTTTCAACTTTTGGTTGCGGAATTGTCTCATTTGATTTAACTTCTGGGTTTAAAACTGTCATCTAGGAGTCTCCTTGTGAATAATAATGACAATGTAAAAGAAAATCTTGACAATATCAATACTAATTTTGAATTTGATATAGATATGCAAAAACTTCGTGTTGAAGTTTTGAAGAAATTTGATGAATATCGGAATACAATGAACTTTATGGTAGGAGATGCACCAATAGGTATTCTTTGCTTAAATCCTATTGTGGAAAAGATTCTATTAGACAATGGATGTTCACGAGTCTATGACTTGTTTAATTTGGATCTTGTTGAAATCAAAGGGTTGGGGGAGATCAGGATTAAACAAATTACAGCCCGCCTTGACCAGTTCTTCTCGATGTTGTGAAAGGAATTCTTCTTGAGATACCATTTTAATATCATGTTCATAACGAATATAATCCCAAAATTTACCCTCAAAAAAGGCCACTGACCATGCTTGCATCGTTTTGTATCGCTTGTCTACTACTGGTAATGATGCTAACTCTGCCATCACCACATCACTGGGCAGCACCCATAGGCGTTTTGTTATGCGTCCTTGCCCTCGTTGGTACAAAAAAACTGCTTGATCGGGACGGGGACTAGGTAGAAATGGACAGCAATAGAACTTGCGCCTCTTGGCATTCTTGATTAAAGGATCATCTGCACCCTGAATAACGACTGTGAATTGATCTAAAAGACGATATGAATATTCTCCATCATCATTGACTAGATTCAAATGAGTTTCAATACATTCTTCTAGTTGTTTGCCAATCTGTTCGACCATCGCATGACCAACTTCAATAGAATTGTATTTAGTTGTGTCTGCAAAAGCTTTCTTTGATAGTTCTCCGGCTGATATTCTCTTAGTCTTTTGAACTTCATTACAATTGATATCTAGAATCATTTCTTAGCCTTAGATTTAATCTTTTTTTTTGGTTTTAAATCGATCACATAAGAATCTTCACAGATCTTTTTAGCTCTCTCATATTTCTCTTTCATTATAGGACTCATAGGCTCTTCTAAGTTAGATTGTCGATAGACAAGTTCGACAAATTGTGAGTGATTATTCTTTATTTCTTCAAACATTTTTTCTTTCAATTTCAAATAATCTGAATCACTCATCTCAATTCCTCTATGCTTATCAAGATTATCCGACTTTTCTCTCTGTGGATCTATTTGATATGTCTTCTCGAATGTATTGGTCATTTATTTGTTTTTCCAGTTCTATAAGTTTTTCCATGCATCTAAATTGTTTTTTATTATATTCAAGTTGATATTTTTTCAACTCTTCAGCTTCATACTTAGTCAATCCCATCATATAACCACGTAAAGTGTACTTATCTTAAAAACATGAAATAAGTAAAGTAGTCTATTTTTCATCATCTAAATTATCCTTTTCAGCTCGTTTGAATTTTAATGCAAAACTTCCATCTTTAAGCAAAGCACCAACTGCCCAAGGAGGTCTATAAATAAATTGATAATCTTCATCAAATGTGCATCCGTTTATTCCAAACTCTGATATTTTTTCTTCAAGAATCTTTATAACCTTCTCTTTATTGAATTCATAAAGATATTCAGCATATTGGTGTGAATAATCTTTGACAAGTTCGGATAATGAACTTAATCCATCCATAACATTTGATTTAACATCAACATCCGTCTTCTTCAAGATAGAAGCATAATCCTTGTTGATCGCGTGTATTTTTCCATCGAAATTATATTCCATTCGGTTTTTTCCTTCCCCAGTTTATGAATCCATAAATACAAATTATTATGCTAATAATACATGAACATCCTTGGGAATATAATCCTCTTTGGATATCCATAAAGAACCAGTAACTTAAACAGATTATATCTATTAAGAAACAGATTCGATTACCACGAGCATTGAGAAATTTACCTGTTTTACCAAAGATAAGAAAACAAGCATCAATAATATTGGCTGTAAACCCAAACAAATTCAATGGTCACACTCATTCGTTTTAACATGCGTGCATGGTCTATCTCTTCCTTTCATAGGTAGAAATGCACCTGCTGCTGTTGGGTGACCATCTGGAGTTAGATTCATGTTCTTTTGCCATTGCTCATTTGGGACTGCTCTACCAGATCCGTGTTTGATTACGTCTGCTGTTTTGTTTTTTATGTAATCTGGAGCATGATGTGTTTTCTTACTCATTGATACTCAACCTCTTGTTATGTAACGCGATGTAATAGCTCTCTGGTTTATTTAGTCTAGGTTAACCAGAGAAACCTCGCTAACCTGATCGGATAACGTTAAATCCGGATATAGCACCGTTTCGCCGTGACCGCTAGGCATTTATATATGGCGTGCCATCGCACAAATGAGCTAGTAAATTTTACTTACTAGCTCAAAAACTTAGTGTGGCGCTCTATGTTTCTTAACATAGCCCGATAATTTATCAGCTTCTTGCTTATATTCTTCTGCTGTATTCATCTCAGATGCATATCTTCCACCTGCTGATTCTACATCAGACATTTTCTTTTCCCAATGTCCATCGTTAAATTTGCCCATAGCAGGCATCTTTCCGTGTGCTTCTTTACTGTGTGCCATTTTGTACTCCTTGCCTGTATAGGCTATTTAATTCTTAATGCGAACGTTTTATTTGTTTTATCTCTTTCTTCTTTGGTTTTCTTCCAGCTAATTCTGTAAAAAATTGTTTTTCTTGTTGTACATTTACATGTTTACTAGGTGAAATTCTTCCAGATGCCTTATGTTCCATATTTCTTTTTTTAACATCTGTATGTATTTTATTCATTTTTTTTCTTTCTGGCTTTGGTGTAGCTGCCATATTATCTCCTATACAGCTCCCGCTGTCATTTGTTGTGGCTGGTTAGCCATTTTTATTTCTTGTGCAAATGCAAATGCTTCTCTTATTTGGTTGAATTGAACATCTTCAAGTTTCATTGCTATCTCTACAAGAGCATAATCGGATTCCATTAGTTCATGTTCAGCCATTGCTTTAATTTTCTCTACATTTGCCAAGTTCTCTTGAGTCTTAGCCATAAGCTCTTGCTCTTTTGCCATATTGACTTTGGACTTAGCGAACAGATCCATGATCTTGGCGTTGTCCATCTTCTCTTGTTGTTGAGATTGAGCTTGCTCTGATTGCTGTTGCTGTTGCATCTGCTCTTCCATATCAGAGATAACTTGTCGCTTGTTTGTAATAAAAGCAGCGCGGATAATTGACTTGTCCGCAATAGCCATTCCCAACTGTTTGAAATGAAGTAACTGTTGCAATTCCATTTGTCTTTGAGTAGTACTATAATTCCCCTCTTCGACAGACACGGCATATTTCTGAGTGTGGCTTGTCCAAAATCTTTCATCTGCGTCACGACCAAGAATGTTACGTATCTTACCTTTGCTGAAGTTTTTACGAATTGCTTGTAATCGTATTTTTCCATAGATGCGTTGTGAATAATCCAACTTATCGAAGATCGTCTGTAACGTTGTAAGACCTGCTCCTTGTCGAAGCATAGATAAGATACCCGATTTATCATCTGTCGCTGATCCCAGTAACTCTTCATTTACACCTGAAATTTTTGTAATATCTTCAGCCAAACTATTCGATAACTCAAGTAAAGATTGAGGGATAGCCACAGGCTCAATGCGTTGAATTTCTCCCGGTTGTCTACCGGCTTTAAGAGGGATAAGAAAGCCATCACCGCCACTCGATTGTCTAAAACATTTAGGATCTGGTACAACATCAACCGGATAAATCCATCCTGCATTCAATGAGCTTTGTAATAGCTGTAACTCAATAACTTTACGCATATTATAAAGAAACTGAGCATCTCTAAGTCCTCTGATAACACCTTGTTTCCTCCATGCGTATGCCTGAATATCTTGGTCTACATAGCATTGACATGGAACAAAAGGGTAATCGTCAATCCCAAGTATATTCTTTCCATGATAAACTACTTTACCACCTAATGATATTACTAGCTTAACTGTAGGTATATCAGTTTTTTTGACTTTTAGCCAAGGTTGTTGTGCTAAAACTTTCTTCATCATTCCGGATTCTTCTGATTCATCATCTTGCCATTCAGTTGCCTCACCTGACATTGGATCAAGAATAATGTTTCCTGGTCTGGTCGTTCGATAATAGAATTCATCATAAGTAAACAGGTTGCTAATCGCCACGTTTTGTAATTCAGCTTGAAGCGGAAACCTGCCATCCTTGAACCCTCCGGGTTTCATTTTGTCTATCTCTTTTGAATATCCAGGAATTAATGATTTAGCCATCTCTTTTGATGTCCAACGTCTACGCCATATCCCATTACAATCGCTGAGATCTTGCTTGCGCGTATACTGGTCAATCAAGTAATTATTATAAGAAACGCAATCCGTAAAAAGATCGCCTGAAATAGGATCGAAAGTATAGTCTGGATATAGGTGTAGAAGTGTTTCACCTGTATCAACACATCCTTCAAATGCTTGTGAAAGGTATTCATGGAATCCATCACGGTCATCACACCATCTAAGAACTTTATTGTAATCATCGGCTACTGGATCGTCTGTCTCGCCATTGGGCATTGTGATGGTAGATTTGCGATTCTTTCTTTGAAAACCACAGATCATATTGATATGACGACGTATTAGATTGAAAAAGAATTTCTGTACGTTCTGTGAATTGCTACCATAGAATTGGTTATAAAGCTGCTGATCGCCGACCTTGAATCGTTTATCTATAGTCCCTTGCATCCACAGAGTACTATTAACAGTATAGTTACTTTGATAGAAGCTGTCCTGCATTTGCTTGAGGTTTTTAGCCTCAACATCTGAAGGGTCAATATAACCTAATGAATATTCGCCCGATTCGTAACTGCCCATTTGATCCTTGATTATGATATTCCATTATATACCATAATCAAAAATTTAATTTAACACTTTATTACTATTTATCCTCGAAAATTCGTTTAGCAAATTTGAAAGCAGCCTTGGTTTCATCATCCCAATTGAGAATTGATTCAATATAATCACATTATTCTTTGGTAATCGTTGTGAAGTACTCAATAAATTTGTCGATCTTTTCTTTCATCAAAACCCAATCCCCGCATTAAATTGATCGACAACATCATGACCACCAAAGACATTTCGTCTTAGCTGTTCATAGCTAATATTCTCATCAGGATGACTGAATTCACCTTGAGGAAATGCACTACATATTGCATATCTTAAGGCATCGCAAATGTGGTCATTCTTCTTTACTGGCTTGTCTTCACCTCTATCGGCTGCCTTTGAATCCCAAGCATAGGATTGCAAGCATTCTCTTAAAACTGTGCATCCTTTTTGAATGACAATGTTTTTGCCTCCAATAAACTTAGAGCAGATCTTAATTCCAAGTAAGACATCATTATTTGCATCTAAAACCGGAAGGTCTGATTGACGGAGTGCAATCTTAAGGCTAGCTGCTGCGGGGTCAACGTAGATAGCTGAAATGTTCTTGTAGCCAATGAAATCTTTAATATCCCGAACCAATTCTTGATCTGTTTTGGATCGTCCTTTTTTAGCTGAATCATAGTAATATTCCGATTCCACCCTGATTTGAGGCCATTTGTTTGGTGTAACTGCGCATAAGACCGCGGCAGTAGCATTGGTTGTACCGTAATCCACACCAACAATATAGTAACTTGGAGCCGGATAGGCATTAGTATATTCATTGTCTTTATCGTAGCAGTCATAAATCGCTCCATGGGCAAGCGCCCACTCTCCTAAAATATACCTATTATACCACATACCTGTGTATGAGGCTTTAAGCTGTTGTTTGTATGCTGCATCAAGAATAGGATTGTCTTCAAGATTGAAATTCCAGTAGGTTAAGTCAAGTCCTGGCTTATCAATATAATCTTTTTTAAGCCAATGTGCGGGGCCTTCAGGGTTGCACGTTGCTAATAGCTTCGCTCCTGGTACTCGCAATCTGCTTTCCAACATCTTCCAAAATGGTTCTGGTAAGTTTGTTGCCTCGTCTACATATGCGAGGGCTAGGGTAGAACCTTGAATAGTAGAAACTGCTGAAACGTCCGGAGCCCCAACAAACCAAACGTCTCTTCCATAAAGGCGACTCATCTGTGCTTTCTCTGTTGGACATGGAAACCCCAATTGCCTGTATAAATGCGTTAAAATGTTACGTTGTATTGCCGTTCTATTTACCCCGATGATCATCGCATCACCACCGCCAGTATCATCTCGTGGCCCATGCTTAAGATCATAAATAAATCTTTCAATACTAGAATAGGTCTTGCCAGAACTAACAGCACCTACCCATATATTGAAACGATGTGTAGCTTCTTCAAAGGACTTATTCTGTTTTGGGCTGGTTGGCATCCGACTCCAATGTTTTAAATCTCATATCTATTTCGACTTGATTCCAAGAATGATTAATTATCTGAAAAGATTCTCTGTAATCTCCTACACATGTACATAAATGTATATTTTGATTACAGATGAAACATCTATTCTGTTTCGGATTTGTTGGCATTCAATAGCTTTTCTAGTTGTGATTTAAGAATCATATTCTCATGCCTCAAGGCTAATGAATCCTCATGAGGGGGTATCATCTGCATATTTTCAGGCTCTTTTTGCCCGCATCTTATCTTGCCAAGCCATAATAATGCAGGCCAATATCCCTTCATTGCCTTTTGCATTTGCTGAGCTTCTATCAACATTTCCCCTTCACAGGCAAAAGCTGCCGAAACTTCGGAGTATTCTTTACCGTATCTTTGTTTTACTCTGTCATGTAATGTATCTCTATTTATATGTAAACTTTTAGCAATATTAGTCTGATTGCATCCCGCTTTCATATAAAGCTCAATCATATCCCAATTTATTTCTTTTTGTTTTCCAGCCATTTAACACCGTAATAATATTTTTATTCTTTAAAAAATATATACTACATATCACAGAGACAATCAAGAGGGAATTGGTTTACCAATTGATTTTTCTATGCGTTCGACAAATTCTTTATGTTCTTCTGGATATAGTGTTTGAAACTCATCCACGTCTAATTTATAACTACAATCTGGATCAGCCAAATATAATTTTCCTGTAAAACCCTTTGGAGGTATAATATCGCACCATAAATCAGGTTCATCTAATTTTGCATATCTAGAATCCATAAATGGAATAGGAGCCCATATATCCCCAAATCTTTGCACAACGTAAATATCTCCAGATTTGAAATATAAAATCTTTTTACCTTGTGGGGGTTTTTGTTTCTTAGGATCTATCCATTTCATATTCTTTGTTTCTTTGTGATGATTATCAGGTTATCAATATCATTATTTGTCGAATTCCCATCTAAATGGTATATATGCTCATTTGGTCTTAGTTCTCTTTTCAATTTAGACTCCATGATATGCCTATGAAGTCTTTTCTTCTTACCATTGATGGTTTTGTATGAGTATTTATTTTTCGATTGTGCCATATTCTATAGCTTTCTTTCGTTCATCTTCATTTAACGGAGTTTTTGTCATAATTATTGTTGTTTCTATTTTTTCAGGACTTCCCCAACTAAATCGACAAAACTTTGATTCAAATTTATTTTCAATAAGTCCATGGTCAAATTCTTCACCATTTCCCATTTCTAGACTTCTGTTGATTGCACGCAAAATAAATAAAATTTCTTCTTTGTTTAACTTATCCATTCTTTGCCTCTTAAATCTTCTTGGTGTTTTTCATATGCTCTTTTGATCGCTTCCATAAAAGACATTATATCTTTAGGTGAAAATTCCCATTGAATGAAACCATCATCAATCAAATAACTTTCAAGTATCTCCCT